AAAAAGGGGTGGGGTTCCCTACCCACCCCAAAAATATAAAAGTCTCATCAAATCCGTATTTTTAACGTATTTTCTCTTATTTTTGGCATAATTTAGTTATTTTTTCATTGTAGCTGCTACCAGCAACCATCTAAAATATTTATTTTTTGTTTCTTTCCTTCTTTGCACCGCTCCAATTCGCCTTGCGTTCTATTACTCTTGGCCGCATTGCAACAGTAATGAGCTGCCTGTAGATTATTCCAATCCTGGGCTGCAGCTTCCTTTGAACCGTAGCCAAACTCTCGCCATCTCGATACCGGTTTGATCTCATCAATCACGAATGACAGCGGATGATTGCTGTCGCTTGGCTCATCGTAATGTATAGGACCAAGTTTTCCCTTGCATATCCCACACGGTCCACCAATCGCCCTAAGTCTGGCACGGTGTTTTCTTCGGAGCGTGCCATTCTGTGAGCGCGGATTATTTGCCATTCCTATCCCTCCCGTACTTTTATCTATGCCCCCTCCAGGAATCGAACCTGAGACATTACTCTACCACTGAGCTAAGGGAACAAAAACACGTATGCCAGCACCTTAGTAGACAGCCGGTTGCTGCCTGATAGAAAGGAGGTTAACAAATACCATAACTATAGATTGCAGGTGCTGTACATTGTGTCGTTAAATTACAAAATTACATAAGAAAAACACCCTGCAAAATACAGGGTGTCTCTCTGGCAAAAAATATCTCACGAAGTAAAAGACAAAAGGATGTGCTTTCTTCTGTCTCCACTTTAAGTTTTATCATACTTTCATGCGACATGGGGCGACATTTATAAATTTTCTTGAAAAAATCTTTCATTTCTTTTCTGGCAATTCTTTTCATTGTAGGCTTTTGCCCGTTTAGGAAATAAGGAGTTCATCCGATGTGCTACTTGTGCCCAAGTCAGTCCATCGATATAATAAAGTCGGAACATAATCCGGAGTTCACTTTTTTCGATAGATTCTATGTATTCTTCTGCTTGATTGGTAATTTCAAGAAGTTCTTCCTCTTTCATCCTCAAGCGTTGCTGCCTCGATATCAACAATTGTTTTACCTTTGCGTGTTCCGGAACCGGAAAACCTTCAACTGTAAAATGCTGTATTCCTCCCATGCCTCCTGACACTACATCACTTACCGCTCCCTCTCGCTCGATTTTTTCCAGCCTTTCTTCTGTCATTCTTACGAGCCTCCTCAGCTCTTTTATCTCCGCTTGCATATCGCAGTACTGGATCAGGACTGACTTTTCCAATGGAATCACCTCTTTCCTGCTATCTATAAATCTTGCCCGTTTTCTTATCTCTGAGTTTAATCCGTCCAAATACTTCAAATTCATCTATTGCTGCTACCGCTTTCATAGCATTAATTGTTCTTGTTACCGAATCCGGCGGCTTATCTGCTGCCTTAATCGCATCATATGCCGTTTGGTCTTTGTAATGTTCGTGATTTCGTGTATCCATCTTACCGCCTCACTTGTTAAGTATATAAAATACAAAGCCTGTATAAATTAATGCTGCTATAATCACTACTGCTTCTGTTATACTCATTCTTTACTCCCCTCAAATATGCTCATGCAACTCCGGTGGTCCAAATGACTGAGGTTCCAGCTCCATCAAAGCATTATATCTCTCAATGTGCTCATCCGGTGTGATTTCATCGTTCATAAGCTCCTGCTCTAATTTATTATATTCGGCATCTATCCTCTCTTTAAATTCCTGACGACTTATCTTCCCTTCGATAAGCATTTGTTCTAATATTTTGTATTCGTGACTCATAATTTACTTCTTCCTCTTATTCACCCGTTTTGTATGCTCCGCCACTCTCTTGCAGCCGGCTTTCCATCTCTGGTAGGCTTTACCTTGCTTACATGGCTGATTCATTCCCTCGCAACGGTCTCTTTCGGGACATTTCACGCATGGATTAATCATCTGTTTGCTCCTTTCATGAAATTACCTAATGCTCTATTTTTCCAAGGTGCTTCTTTTATGTCCTCTGGTTTGTACGGTTCCGGCAGTGGCATCCATGCACTTACGAAATAGCCTAAAGACGCATATGTTCTGCCTGTAAATGGAGCATAAAAAGCTCCTCCCTCATCATCTACTTTCCAAGTACCTACAAGTGGATTCTGCTTCTCATTTGCAAATGATAAAAGCACACGCTGTCCATTATATGGCTGTCTTTCAACTGGTATCCACTTACTCATCTCTCTTTCTTCTCCTTTCTATTAATGCTGTGCGTATTGCCATTTGTTCAAGTGGCATTTCTTCACTTGCAAAGATTTCATATGCTGTTTCAAGGTCAGCTTCCGTAATCTCTGCTGAATGAATAAATTGTGCAAAATCGGGGAGCGATGTTCTTTCAATAATCCTCCGGACATTATCTGTATAGGCTTCCAGTGGAATATTCGTACTCTTGTCAATCAACATTTACTATTTATCCTCCCTACGTTCCCAATGATCATCTTTCACCATGTACTCTGCTTTGAGGACGCGACTCATCTTTTTCTTTAGCAATTCAACATAATCACTATATCCTGCAAACCCATCATCTATGGCTTCATATATCTGTTCAAATCTATCCATGGCCTGATTGAGTCTTTTCTTCCCGAAATCAAATTCATCATGCAATACAGACAACCAAATAAGAATATGTGCTTCATTAAGGAATCCCCTCATAGGCTCAGATACTATCTCTAACTCCTTCATAGTCAGATTTGTATCAATTCCTAATTTTTCACGATATCGTAATTCTTTATGCAATACAGATAATGCCGCATCTCTCGTCTCATCATCCAGATCACTCTCTGCTATGACAGATACCGCCAACTTAAATCCATCATTTCTTGCATTTCTGTATTCTCGCAAGCGTCTATCCTGATTACCCATTTAGCTCCCCCCTCTCTATTCGTTCTATCCGGGCAAGGAATAGTAAATACATATCTCTTGCAAAGATATAATCTATTTCGCACCCTCTGTACTGGTCTACGATTGCCTGTCCCTTGTCCAGAAAACGTACCCACAATTCATCATTATCTTTTTTAGTATCACGGCATTGTTTATACCACTGCCATACCTGTCCGCTAATTTTTTGTGCATTGTCTGTCATATTCATCACACCTATGCTATACTATTATTATTGATATGTTATTATCCCGTTACCACTATGGTAACAAATTGGCAACCCATAAAACCCGCATAAACAGTGAATTTTTACGTTATGGTTACCAGGTTACCGGGTTACCACACTGTTTCCCATGTAGAGAAAAATAATAACACACACACTTATTTTTTTTTACTTTCTATATATATTGATTTTGCTCGGTAACCGCGGTAACCCGGTAACCTACTGGAACGGATTATCCTCTAATGGAATATTTTGTTGCACAAATCCATTATTTTCTTGCATTTCTTCCATTTTTATACAAAAACATCGTTTACTCTTTCCACCAATCTTGCATACTTTCGTAAACCGGTCACCGGATGTCTCGAGAATTTTATTCTTCTGTGCCCAGGACAGGAAGGATTTTTTAGAGAATCCCCCATCGCGGCAAAGCTGCTCAAAGGCAGTTGGAAGGAATAAAACACAATCTCTTCGCACAACTCCCCATTTCTCGCATTTCGTTTCATCATCAAAACGCTGAGGATTCATTCCTACTTTGTCTATGATAAACCGATAGCAACGTTCCGTATCTGACACCTCATTTCGGTCCACCAGAGTCTTCTTTGCCTCCTCCAAGCTGATATAGCATCCATCCTGGAATAAATAGTCTGTGGCTATCTTATCTGCCGTCAGAACGATTGCTAGGGACATTGCCTGCTTCTGCATCTTATCATCGCTCATAAGCTGCTCCTGGAAGCTTCTCTGTATTTCCCGGATCCGTTGTTCGCCCAGACTCTTAACCAGTGAAACAAATTCTTTTCCTGCATATCCATAATTGTTTTTCAGTGTCTCCACTACGTTCTGAGGGGAAGGATAAACCTTTTCTCCACATTCTACTTCAAGAATACGGTTAATCGCTCCTCCCTGGTTCACATATGAATTTAATGGCCTCTCACCATTCGTCATGATTACATTCTTCCAACGGTTTTCTCTATTGATTCCAAGATTCTTATTGGAACGGCTCTTTCCTTTACCAGAACAAAGGTCATATACTACACCCTCGAAGTTCTCTCGGATTCTGCTTGATGTTTTTGACGTGTCATCTAAGATTAATGGCAAGTTATTAAGCATGTCTGCCTTTGCCTCCAGAGCCACATCCGTGCTCTTAAAGTCTCCTATGTATCTGCTTTCGTCTGGATCAGCCCAGACAGAAGCTGCAAGCATTAAAGTGACCGTCTTTCCACCCTCTGTTTCACCCCAAAGGTCTACAAAGAAAGGAAGTGCATCAAGAGCTTTAATCAGAACGCTTGCAAATGCTGCAGCTAAGAGGAACTTGCTCTCTATCCTGCCGCCTTTCCGGATTTCTCTTACACAGTCATACCAAACTTCTCTGCTACCATGCTCTCCAATACTGTTAAAAAGTTGCTGGAAACGCGTATCTCCATCGAACACAATCTCTTGGTCGTATGGTAAGAATAGATTGCCCGGTGCCCATCCGAGCTTACTGGAGGAATATTGCACCTTGATGTAGCTATCATTTAAGTTTTCTACATCAGATAGATATTTAACTAGGTTCTTCGCATTTTCGCTTGTAACAGATACCCCTCTTGCTGATAGGGCGACAATCTTTGATGCAGATGTCACCATTACCTTTGGCGTCAATATCTCCATCCAGCGTCCATTTCTCTTATAGGCAAGCTTGATCTGTTCCTCTCCAGTCTCCAGATTCTTCAAACGTTCAAGGGGGAGGATTGGATGATAACAAGCCATGGAGTCCAATGTGCTGCGTTCTCCATTGCTAGTAAAGATACCATTATCGGAAGCTGCCCATGAGCCACATCTCATCTGCGGATATGGTCCGATAAAATTAGTCCAGTTATCAACAAGCCCTATCGAACGCTCCTTTTTCTGTTCCTGCTTCATTTGCTTTTCAACCTTGCTGAACGCTGCAAACATCGTCTTTAAATGGGTTTTTGCACCATTTCCGACTTGTCCGGCACGCTCATCCAGAGCAACTGTTAGAATAGCCCGCTTAATAGGATCCGTTTCATTAAACAAGGCAGTCAGTGTTTCTTCCGACAATATCTGTTCCTTATCCATTTTTTCAATCATTTCCTTTGTCAGTTTTGCACTCACCTTTATCACCTCGTTTCATTTATGGTTTCATGCACATATAATTGCTTTTGCAGAGCATTATAATTCTCACACCATGCATCTGACAGCGGAGCATTATGTTCTACTCCCCACCGATATGCATTGATTAGAGCATTATTTAACTCTCTCTTATCTTTTTGCTTCTGTTCTTCCCGCTGCCGTTCCTGCTTTCTTTTCTTTGCACGATATACGGCGAGATTTGACTCAAAGGTTGGCTTTTCATAAATGCCTCCAAGAATCTGGAATGCCTCCTTGAATCCAACATTTTCCATGCGTTGCACAAAGGAAAAAATATCCCCATGTGCACCACAGGAAAAACAATGAAAATCGTCTTTGTAAATTTTTAAAGAGGGGCTATTGTCCCCTGTATGAAAAGGGCACCGGATGAACCCTGCTCTGTTCGCCTTAAGATTGTACCGCTGAAGTATATCTGCCATATGATATTTATCTTTAATCTGCTCTCTCGTCACAGCTTAATATCTCTAATATCTTTTCTCCCGTTTCCTTTTTCTCGCAAAACTCAAAACGAACATTATAACGGTCTCTGATTGTACATAAAGATTTGTACAACTGTTTGCCATCTACGGCCTTGGCAGAATCCACATACTTCACTCGCTGTCCATTGACAGTACGCCATTTAACCTCATGCTTGCGAGGATTCTTCCAGAAGAACACATCTTCTAAGGTTACTATCCCTTTCCCATGTTCCACAAGGATCACTAATTTAATCCCTGCATCCCTTGCACGAATCAATTCTTTCCGGAATCTCTCATGCTGCTGGCATACGTTTCCGCATAACTCCTGCAGGTTCTGTTTACGATCAATGATTAAACGGGGATTATCGAGGGACATATAGTCCCCCACAAAAAGTTTACTTGTATAATGATTAATCCCCTTATCATCAAAAGTTTTGAGAATCTTTCTGATTGCTCTTACTTTCTCC